GTCGATCGTAGTTGGCACCGGCGAAGACCTGCAATTAGTCAAGGTTGGTGCCAACTGGATTGGCTCGGGAACGGCAGCGCTTAAACACAGTGCGGCCTTCATGGCCTCTTTACCTAGCGGTTATCAGAAGCTTCCAAGCGGCCTTATTCTTCAGTGGGGGTCGACGGGCGTCACGACGACGTCGGTAGGCGCCACCTTCCCGGTGGCCTTTCCAAACCGCTGTGCGTGGATTTGCAGCCAAGACAATGGCGGGGCACCAAGCGTATCGATTTGGACTTTCACTGTCGCAGGGAGCGGCTTCACGGCGCACAACATCGGAGCGTTGAACAAGGGTTCGGCGGCAGTAATCGCTTCGGTCGCGTCAGCCTGCGCATGGTTTGCCGTGGGCTACTGAGGAGAAATATCTATGTTCGCTTCACCGTCCAAGTGCGGTTTTTTTGATCCTTCGATTCATTCGTCGATGCCGGATGACGTGATCGAGATTACAGCTGAGCGCCATGCACAACTACTGAAGGGCGAGTCACAGGGGAAGTTGATTGACTTCACGCCTGTCAGCGGCCCGGAGTTGATCGATAAGCCCCTGCCAACTTACGAGGCGCAGGTTGCTGAGGAGCGTGGTTGGCGCGATTCGCAATTACTCTTAACTGACCCTCTGGTTTCCCGCCATCGCGACGAAGTCGAAGAAGGCGGGTTGACCTCGATCACGCCTGAGCAATATGCCGACCTGCAACGCTACCGCCGGCTGTTGCGCGAATGGCCGCAAGGGGATCAATTCCCACTGATTGATCATCGTCCGATCGCGCCGCCCTGGTTGATCGAGCAGATCCAATAGACGCCCCGCACTGACGGGGCGTTTTCTTTTCCGTTACGCGTAACACGAACACCCTCACAGCCTCGCTTATGCGGGGTTTTTTCGTTTCTGGAGATTGACCCATATGGCTGGTTCTTTTTTTCACGGCGTGACGACCACGCTGATTGATACCGGTGCGCGCACTATCTCGCTGCCGTCGTCCTCGATCATCGGTCTTTGCGACACCTTTAAGCCGGGCGTTGTCGGCGGCGGCACGGCCAAGGCCGGCGAGCTGGTGCTGCTCACGTCTGAGCGCGAGGCGATCGCCGCTTTCGGTGCCGACTCGGCGATCACCAAGGCCGCCCAGGCGATTTACGTGCGCGCCAAGGCGGTGATCGTCGCCGTCGGTGTGCCTGTGCTGGAAGATGCGGCGCTGCAAACCACAGCGATCATCGGCGGCGTTCTGGCTGGTGGTCAGCGTACCGGCCTGCAAGCGCTGTTGGACGGCAAGAGCAAGCACAACGCGCAACCCAAGTTACTGATCGCGCCGAAACATTCGGCCACTCAGGCCGTGGCGACCGCCATGGACGCACTGGCCGCCAAGCTGCGCGCGATCGCCATTGTCGACGGTCCGAACACGACCGACGAGGCGGTGCTGGCCTACGCCCAGGAGTTCGGCAGCAAGCGCGTTTATCTGGTTGATCCGGGTGTGCAGTATTGGGACACCGTGACCAGCGCGACGATCGATGCCCCGGGTTCAGCTTGGGTGGCGGGCCTGTTCGCTTGGACCGATGCGACTTACGGCTACTGGGCGTCGCCGTCCAACAAAGAGTTTGTTGGCATCACCGGCACTACTCGCCCGATCGAGTTCCTGGACGGCGACGAAACCTGCCGGGCCAACCTGCTCAATAACGCCAATGTCAGCACGATCATTCGTGACGGCGGCTATCGCCTGTGGGGCAACCGCACGCTGTCGAGTGATCCGAAATGGTCGTTTGTCACCCGCGTTCGTACCTGCGACATCCTGATGGATGCGATCCAGGCGGGGCACAAATGGGCGGTCGACCGCTCGATCACCAAGACCTACGTCAAGGACGTGACCGAAGGCCTGCAAGCGTTCATGCGCGACCAGAAGAACGCCGGCGCGATCATCAACTTTGAAGTCTACCCGGACACCGAAATGAACACGGCCAGCCAGCTCGAACAGGGCAAGGTTTATTGGCGCATCCGTTTCACCGACGTACCGCCGGCTGAAAACCCGAATTTCCTGATCGAGGTCACCAACGAGTGGCTGACCGAAGTGCTTGAAGCCTAAGGGGGCTTACCGATGATTCCTCAAGTTCTGAAGAACATGAACCTGTTTGTGGACGGCGTCAGCTTTTCCGGCGACGTGCCCACCCTGACCCTGCCGAAACTGACCCTGAAGACCGAGGACTATCAGGGCGGCGGCATGTTCGCCCCGATCGAGTTTGCCGTGGGCATGGAAAAGATCGAATCGGCCTTTACCACCAATGGCGTGCGCCGCGAGGCGCTGAAGTTCTTTGGTCTGGCTGACCAGACGGCCACGAGCCTGACGTTTCGCGGCGCCTTCGCGGATCTGAAAGGCCGCATTACGCCGGTGATCGTCACCATGCGCGGCGGCGTGAAAGAGGTGGACATGGGCGACTGGAAACCGTCCACCGTGGGCGAAATCAAGCACGCCGTGAAGCTCACGTATTACAAGCTCGAAATCGACGGTCGCCTGATGTACGAGATCGACCCGCTCGCAATGATCATGGTTGTCGACGGTGTCGACCAGTTGGCCGCCGAACGCTCGGCCCTCGGCCTGTAAGGAATAGAACATGACCCAAGAAAACGCAGAACAGAAAGTCCCGTCCTGGCTGGAAATCAGTGACGACAGCGCAATCATCACCTTGAAGGGGGCCGCCGACTTCGGCGGCATCAAGGTCGACAAGCTGACCATGCGAGCGCCGACGGTGCGTGACACGCGTGCGGCAACTGCCACGGCAAAGGGTGATTACGAGCAGATCGAAATCAACATTCTGTGCAGTCTGCTCGGTGCGACCGAAAAGGAAATTGCTGCCCTGACTCAGCGGAACTACAACCGCTTGCAGGCTGGCTATTTTCGCCTGGTCGAAGAGGACGAGCTTTAACACCGAGACCCAACGGGTAGCGGCCAAGACCTTGGCGAGAGAGACGGGTTTCTCTGCCGCCGAGATTGAGGCTATGCCCTTTGACCGGATGCTGTGGTGGCTCAGGGATTGAGCCGCTTTTAACTCGGCGAACATAGGGCACGCACATGAGCAAGAAACTAGCGCTCGGTCTGGTGATTGGCGGGGCTGTCAGTTCGACGCTGGGAGCGGCGTTCAAGGACGCCACCGGCCGAATCAAGAAGCTGGAAGAGACCGGCAAAAAGGCCCGGGTTCTCGAAAAGACCATTGGCGAAACCATGCGCCTGCAAGCCGAGTTTCGAAAGGCGCACATGGCCGGCGAGAAGGGTGCCGAGGATCTGCGCAAGAAGCTGGAAGCTAACTTGGCCGCGCTGAAAAAGCAGGGCGTTGAGGTTCGCAACCTCGGCAAGGCTTACAGCCAAATGGGCAAGATTGCGCAGGGCGCCGAGCTGAAGGCCAAAGGGCACATGCAGCTCGACGAAGGCAAGCAGCAGATGCGCAGCAGTATCGGGCGGGCGACGGCCGCCACGGCGCTGATGGCCGTCCCGACGAAGATCAGCGCGGACTACGGCGCGATCATTCGTGACATTGCGATCAAGTCCAACATTGCCAACACGCCCGAAGAGGCGAAGCTGTCCAAGACAGTGATCGACACGTCGCGCGATACCGGCATGGCGCGCAATCAGGTGGCCGAGGTGGTGAACGCCCTGGTGGGCGCCGGCATGGAGCTGGACAAGGCGCTGGCCTACGCACCGACAGCGGCCAAGTTCTCCGTTGGTCAGGGTTCGGACGGCACCGAAACCGCCAAGATGATCAATGCCTTGGGGCAAAACGCCAAGATCACCGACCCCGCAATGATGCAAAAGGCGCTTGAGGCGATCGCCTACCAAGGGCAGGCGGGCAGCTTTGAGGCGGCCGACATGGCGCGCTGGTTCCCTGAACTGCTCGCGGGTATGGGCAAGCTGGGCATTACCGGCATGGACTCGGTGACGCAGCTCGGCTCGATGCTTCAGGTACAAATGAAGACGGCCGGCGGTTCCGACGAGGCGGCGAACAACCTCAAGAACTGGATGGAAAAAATCGGTTCCGGTGACACGGTGAAGGCCTACGAAAAGGCCGGCATCGACTATCAGGCTTCGATGAATACCGGGCTGCAAAACGGCAAGTCCACCTTGGAATCCAGCTTTGCGCTGGCCCAAAAATACATTGAGGCGACCGACCCCAAGAAGGCCGCCAAGATGGCCGAGGCGACGGCCGCGATCAGCCAGGAAGCCGACCCCGAGAAAGCCAAGGCCATGATCGCCTCGCTGGAGTCGGCGTTGCGTACCGGCGACCTGTTCGCAGATATGCAGGTCAAGGGCGCCTTGACCGCATACATGCAGAATAAAGACCTCTACGACAAGCTGAAAAAGGAATCGGCCAACGCGGCCGGGATTCTGGATAAGAACCTGGAAGAACGCCGGCAGTCGTCGGCGCAGAAACAGTCGGAAATGGTGCAGAGCCTCGACGACTCGATGCGCGCGATCGGCGACGCCATGCGCCCGGTGACGGACGCCGTGGTAGACGGGATCGGTTCTGTCGCGCGCGGGCTGGCCAAGCTGTCCGACGAGTCGCCGCGACTGGTGTCTGCGATCGGGCTGGCCACTGCCGGCATCCTTGGGCTGTCGACGGCCATGAGCGGCCTCAAGATGGCCAAGGGGCTGATGAACATCGGCCGTGGCTCGCTGATGGGTAACCCGAACATCCCGCAAAAAGTAATCGTGACCAACCTGCCGGCAGGCGGTGCGGGTGGTGGGCTGGACGGCGGCGACGTCGATGCCGGCGACGGCAAAAAGGGCAAGGGCGGCAAGGCCAAAGGCAAGGGCAGCGGTCGCGGTTTCGGCCGTGGCATTGGCATCGGATCAGCGGTCAAAGGCACGGCGGTTCTCGCGGTGGCTGACGCTGGTTTCAAGGCCTATGACACCTATCAGAACGCCGAGACTCAGGACGAGAAAGCCGAGGGCTACGGCTCGGCGGCAGGCGGTTTGGCGGGCACGCTCGCCGGTGCGGCCGCTGGTGCGGCGATCGGCTCGGTCGTGCCTGTGATCGGTACGGCGATCGGCGCCTTGATCGGTGGCGTGCTGGGCAACATGGGCGGCGACTCCCTGGGCGGCTTTGTCGGCAAGTCGCTGTTCGGTGCCGATGACGCCGCGAAGAAGATGCCGGACGCCGGGCCTTTGATGATGGCCAACGCCGGCAAGGACATTGCGCCGGTGATGGGCGATATCGCCAAGTCATTCGCCAAGCCGGCCACGCCGCTGATGATGGCGGCCCCCTCGATCGCGCCAGAGGGTGCGCCGGCGGCGAAGGATCCGGCAAAGGTTGGCGATGTTGGCCGAACGATGCTGCGCCCTGATGCCGGCACAGACGGCAAGGGGGCGTCAATGACTAAGCCTGCGCCTGCCGCCACGCCGGCAGGTGAGGCGACAAAGCCCGGCGATGTGGCCCGCTCGATGATGCTGCCCGAGGCCAGTGCCGACGCCAAGCTGGGACCGTTAGCCAAGGCGGCGCCGGCCAGTGCGCCGGCGCCAAAGGTCGAGTCTAACGTGGCGATCAATGCGCCGTTCTCACTGACGGTCAATGGTGACGTCAAGGACGGCAATCAACTGTTCGCGCAGATCAAACCGCAGCTCGATCAGTATTACCGCGAGATGGCCAAGCAGCAGGAAAGCCGCAATCTGTTCGATGCGCCGCACGTGTGATCAGGGGAAATTATGGAAGCATTGGGGCAGTTGCAATCGGGGATTAAATACTTGGCCTCGGCCGGGGAGACGGGCCGGCGCAGCCTTGACGGCATGATGGCGCCGGTTAATGGCGCGATCGGGGAAATCACCGGCGCAGCGTCCGAGCTGGAGGGCTTGCCCTTTGTCGGTCCGGCGATCGGGGCCAAGCTTCAGCGCGCCATGCGCGGGATCAATGCCGCCCAGGCGCAAGTCGGGCGGGTGGTGTCGATGTACGGCACGGCCACGCGCGCGGTGGCGCAGATTGACGAGCGGCTGGGGGTGCTGAAGGAACAGGCCGGGCGCGCCGCCACGGCTATCAACAAGATCGCCGGCAAGGCCAGTCCGGCGTTGGCCAACATTGTGCCCACCGGTGCGTTTGCCACCGATCAGACGCCGGCACCGGAGGCGGTGAAGCCGTTCCCGCACTTGCTGATCATTCAGCCGCAGGACCCGAAGGCGCCGCAGTACACGTTCAACCTCGACACCGCTGCGTTTGACGAGCTGCGCCGTTCCACCGAGTTCCGTTGGGCCTCGCAAGAGCGCTTGGGGCGGCGGCCGGCGCAGCAGGGCGTGGGCATGGGCGACGAGAAAATTACGCTCAAGGGGGTTATCTTCCCGGGCTTCAAGGGCGGCTTGAAGCAGCTCGACACGCTGCGCACGCTGGGCGCCCAGCTTCAGCCGCTGACACTGACCACCGGCTATGGCGACGTGCTGGGAACGTGGTGCCTCAAGAGCGTCGACGAGGAACAAAGCTCGCTGATGGCGGGCGGCATTCCACGCAAACAGGCCTTTACCTTGGAGTTTGTCCGCTATGGCGACGACATGCAGAACGTCTGACGGGGATCTGCTCGATACCATCTGTCACAACTTTTACGGGCACTTGAATGGCAGCGTCGAGGCGGTGCTCGGCGCCAATCAGGGGTTGGCCGACGAGGAGCAGCCCTACCGCGCCGGCGTGGTGATCGTGCTGCCGGATCTGCCGCACCCGGTCACCGAGGCCGTGACCTTGTGGGACTGATCCCGTCCAGACACGCCGCCGGCGTCATCTCGCGTTACGCGCAACGCTTCGATCCTTGGCCCGCCCTGTGCGGGCTTTCTTTTGGAAAAAATCCATGACCCCCCGATTCCGAATTGTTGCCGATGGCAACGACATCACGGCGCTGCTGAACGATCGCCTGATTCAGTTGAGTGTCACCGACAAAGTCGGGATGGAGTCCGACGAGTTCGAATTGCGCATTGATGACCGTGACGGGCTGGTGGTGCTGCCGTCCCGGGGCGCGGGGATCGAGGTTTACCTGGGCTATCTGGAGACGTCACTGGCCCGGCTGGGCCGTTATGTGGTTGATGAAATCACGGTGTCCGGTCCGCCGGATACGATCGTGATCACGGGCAAGGCCAGCGACATGCGCGGCAGCGGCAAAACCATTCGGAGCGGTAGCTGGGAAAACGTGCCGTTGTCCAAGATCGTCGCCGACGTCGCGGCCCGCAACGGCTGGGCGCCGGTGTGTCCGGTCAACACGAAAGTAGTGCGCGCTGATCAGCTCAGCGAGTCCGATTTTAATTTCATCACGCGGTTGGCCAAGCAGTACGACTGCACGGCCAAGGTCGCCGACGGCAAGCTGCTGGTGATGCCCCGTCAGGGCGGGCAGAGTGCGAGCGGCAAGGCCTTTGCGCCGATCGTGATCACGCGCGAAGACGTCAGCCGCTGGCAGTTCCACCTTGGCGATCGCAGCAGCCACAAGGCGGTCGGGGCCAAGCATCAAGACAAGAAGACCGGCAAGCTTGCTGTGGTGTCGCTGGAGAACGACGACGCCCCGGCCGGTCTGCCGGCGGTGCATACCGATCGCCATATTCACCCGAACAAGACGGCGGCCGAGGCTGCGGCGAAAGCCCGCTTGGCTGCGTTCAACCGGTCCACCGCCGGCGTGCGGCTGGAAATGGCCGGGCGTACCGATCTGTTTGCCGAACGCTCGATCATCGCCCAGGGCTTCAAGGTTGGACTCGATGGCGAGTATCTGGCCGAGTCGGTGCAGCAGACCTACACCCAAGCCGGCTGGACCACCGTTGTCGAGTGCAACGGCGGCAAGAATGGCAAGGCCAAAGCCAAAGGCAAGAAGGGCAAAAAGCCCGCCAAGCCGGTCAAGGTCGTGAGCCTCAAATAGCGCGAGAGCGCACCCCATCCCGCCGCCTTGAGCGGCTTTTTTGTGCCTGGAGTTTGCATGCCGATCACTCAGCAGCAATTGCTGCAGATCCTCCCCAACGCCCGCCCAGTCGCGGGCGTTTTTGTGTCTGCGCTGGTCACGGCCATGGCGCGGTTTCGCATTACCTCGCCGGTGCGCGAGGCGGCGTTTCTCGCCCAGTGCGGGCACGAGTCGCAGCACCTTACCAAGTTGTCGGAAAGCCTCTACTACCGGGACGCCGAGCGCGTCGCGCGCTTGTTCAAGTCGGGTTTCGATGACAACCGTAACGGCCGAGCGGATCCGGCCGAGATCGAGGCCGCAAAGGCGTATCTGTGCAACTCGGAAAAGCTGGCCAACCGCGTCTATGCCAATCGCATGGGCAACGGTCCCGAGGCCTCGGGCGATGGCTACCGCTATCGAGGGCGCGGCATGATCCAGATCACCGGGCGCGACAACTACCGCCTGTGCGGGCAAGCGCTGGGCCTGCCACTGCTCGATCGGCCGGAGCTGCTGGAGCAGCCGGAATATGCCGCGCTGTCGGCGGCCTGGTACTGGTGGGATCGAGGCCTTAACGATCTGGCCGACGCCGGCCTGTTCGACGGCATCAGCCGGAAAATCAACGGGGGCGACGTCGGTCTGGCCGATCGCCGCGAGCTGTGGGCCAAGGCCAAGGCGGTGCTATGTCAATCCTCGATCTGATCCCGGCACCGGTGCGGTCCTGGGCGATCGCCCTGGTACTGCTGTCGATCGCCGGCGCCGGTGCTGCCGGCAGTTGGGCGATACAGGACTGGCGTTACGGTAACGCGCTGGCTGAGCAGGCCCGCCAGTCCGCCGACGTGGCCCGGGCGGCCGCCGAGGCGACGGTGGCGGCGCTGGTGATCGAGCAGGACAAGCGCCTGGCGCTGGAGCAGCGCCTGAAAGACAACGACAAAACCCACTACAAGGATCTATCCGATGCGCAAACAGCTCAGCAACGCCTGTCTGATCGCCTTGCCACTGCTGATGTCCGGCTGTCAGTCCTACTCAACGCCGGCAGCGCTGCCGGCCGTTGTGACGGGGTGTCAGCCCCTGCCAGCGCCGGCGGCGTGGTTCATGGCCCCGCAAGAGCCGAACTTGACCCAGCGCATGCTCGGCGAATTATCGGCGTCACCGATGACGGCGACCGGGGGCTAATTGCCCTCGCGGCCTGCCAGGCGTACGCCAAAGAAGTCTCAACACCGAAGTGAAAAAGAGCGGCCGGTCCAGATGCGTCAACATCCGGATCGACCGCCGTCCCTGCAGATGGTCCCTGCAAGTCCAGCCAAGGCTCTTGCTCCGTGCACAAAGCGCGGCGAGCCTAGCACCTGTTTATCCATACAGTAAAGGTCTTGCTTTTTATGTCTACACCCATCATCCCTTGGATGGGCGGCAAACGCCGCCTGGCCGACCGCCTCATTCCGCTTTTTCCGCCACACGAATGCTACGTTGAAGTCTTTGCCGGCGGTGCCGCGCTCTACTTCATGAAGCCCCAGCCATCGCCGGTCGAAGTCCTCAACGACATCAACGGCGACCTGGTCACGCTTTACCGCGTCGTGCAGAACCACCTTGAAGAGTTCGTGCGCCAGTTCAAATGGGCGCTCAGCTCGCGACAGGTGTTCGAGTGGCAGAAGATGACCCGCCCCGAAACCCTCACCGACATCCAGCGCGCCGCCCGGTTCTTCTACCTGCAGCACCATGCCTTTGCCGGCAAGGTCTCGGGGCAGACGTTCGGCACGGCGACGACTGCCCCGGCTATCAATCTGCTACGCATCGAGGAAAACCTCTCGGCCGCGTGGCAGCGCCTGTCCGGCACCTACGTCGAAAACCTTCCCTGGCTTGAATGCGCTGAACGTTATGACCGCGCTCACACCTTCCACTACATGGATCCGCCTTACTGGCAGACCGCGGGCTATGGCGTGGACTTTCCGTTTGAGAACTACGAACGGATGGCCGACTTCATGCGCCGCTGCAAAGGCAAAGTCATGGTCAGCATCAACGACCATCCGGATATCCGCCGTGTGTTCGACGGTTTCCACTTCGAAACCTTAGACATCCGCTACACCACAACCAACCAGCGGCAAGGCAAAGCCGAGGTCAGCGGTGAGCTGGTAATCATGAACTGGGCGCCAGAATCGTTGGGCGGCTTGTTTTGAGGAGTCTCGGGCTTACTTACTCCGTCCGGAGCGGGGTGGCGCACTCCGCTCCGATAGCGAAGCGCCACGATAGTGCTGCTGGCTCAATTGCGTTAAAACTCGAAGGCATTGATCAGTGGCAAAGGGTTCGACAGATGTCCCATGGCTTAGACGTTCCCATCACGCATGAATATCGCGGCCATAAGCTGGTCGTAAAATTTGATTGGAATAGGCCAAACGATCCATCGCCGACAGCGGCGCATGTGCTGGCGGAGAGCGGGGTGCACGGGTTCGCTGATACGGTTGCGGAACTGCCAGGCCCATGGCCGGATTATCCATGTGCGCTCGCTGACGCGATGGCGGCTGCCGAACGCTGGATTGACAGTCAGTTACCCTAGCAACCGGTTGTCGGTCCGAGCGGTCGTATTCTTTGGCTAGTGTCATAATGATGTCATGTGGGAGCAGAGATGTGCGCTTCCCTCCATCCATACAGTGTGACTCCATGCTCTCGACCGATGATTTTCGATTCAATGCCCATCACTTGTTGCTCGACCTTGATGCAACCACCAATCACCTCATGATGCTGGTCGTATCACATGAAGTCAGTGGCTCTCGATGGGAAGAAGCGTTGGTTCGACAGCAGCGAGCCTATGCCGCGTGGGTCTCCATCCTCCCAGGCATTCAGATCGACCCGATGCCTGTGCTCGATGGCCGAGCGGTTGACGGGACCACCACCGTAGCTGAGTGAGAAACTCAACTCCGATCATTTACGCATGATCCTCCTCCCAGACGACTGTGACGGACTCCCGCCATATCACGTCGGTCAAGCCGAAACGCTCCGCCATCGGTTTAGAAAAACGCTTCAGTGGTGGACGCCCCGGCTTGGGTATCGGAGCGAGGCCCGCATCACAGCTCGCCCACTGCCAGGCCTCCGCGTTGTTCATCCGCTTCGTTCTGATGACGAAGCTTTTTGGCTCACCATGGAGTTGATAATCGATGACGTACAAATCAGTTGGCTTCACGAGACCTCCTATCGCTCATGAATAAGTGATTTTGCGCGCTGAAGATAATTCAGAGAAAAAGTCTGACGATCATTAACGCCATCGGTAGGCCAGTTGTGTTCGCGGTGAGCAAGATTGCAACCAGTCAGCGGTCGACAGACGAAGTTCTATCGCCCGCGGCTGTTCGCTCTAGTTCGAGAGGCGTGACGCAATGGATCAGCGCTTCCAGTAGCGCGTCGGTGCGAACCAAGCTGTTCGGATGATCTTTCTCAATTGCCCTGATCGGCATGCTGGACACCAGCGCATCGCCGGGGTCCTGCACCAGGCTGACTCCACCGGCCGCCCGCACAGCGGCAGCCCCGGCGGCGCCGTCTCCGTCGTTGCCGGAAAGGATCATGCTGATGACTCTTCTTCCAAACACCGCCGCGGCGGTGCCAAACAACCGATCCACGGCAGGCTTGGAGAAATGCAGTTTCGGTCCATCGCTGAGATGCATAAGCCCCGGTTCAACCACTTCAAGATGTCGTCCTGGCGGGGCCACATAGACACGACCCGCTTCGACGCGGACGCCTTCGTCTGCGTAGGCAACGGGCAAGGCTGACCAAGAATCGAATATCGATGCAAGCAATCTGGGGCTGGAGGAGCCTGTGTGCACAACGATCAATACGGCAGCAGGGAAGTCTGCAGGCAATCCTGAAAGGATCTGACGAAGAGGGCCGAAGCTGCCCTCCGATCCACCGATCACTACGATATCTCTCACGGTATCCACGTCACTCGTACGCTCTGTCTTTATGAGTGGATCAAAAGCGTCGGCCAAATGTTCCAGACTGCGGCGAGAATTTGCGGGTGAAAGCATTGCAAGACAGCAGGGTGACGATGCCTCAGATCATCACTAGGCGAGTGATTCCCGGTGTCCGCCTTGGCGCCACGTCACCGATGGGCCGATTACACAGCCAAAAACCGCTCATAACTCCACGGTGAAACCCTTGAGACCGATGCTGTCGGCGAAACGGCCCACCGCGGTCAAGCTGGCCCAGGTGCGCAGCTGCTCACGCCGCGAGCGCACCGGCACCCAGCGTGCGCCGCTGCCGCCCAGGCGGATCGACAGGCCCCAATCGGGGCCACCTTCAATCTTGGCGACCATGCAGTCGCGCACCGCGTGTTGTTCGACCAGGGCGCGCAACACCTCTTCATGAATGCCTTCGCCGATCATTCGTCCAGCTCCGCCTGACGCGCTTGTGATGCGTGATCGAATACCAAATAAAGCGCCTCGATCGCCGCCGGGTTGAGCGCCTTTACCGTCTCGATGCCCAACGCGAAGCCTTCGGCCCGGTCGGAGGCATGCAGCGTATCGGCCACCGTATTCGCCTGGGTAATACTGCTCAGCAGTTTGTAGGCTCGGAAATGCACCGCAGTCGGCAGCTTCAACGCGGCCAACGGGTCGTGTCGTTTCAATTCGTCGCAGGCGCTCATGACCAGATACTCTCCGCTTGCGCCGTGAAGGTGGCGGCCTGCTCGGGGCTCAACGCACCTTGGTTCACGAACTCCCCTAACCCCGACCTGAGGCCAGGCAAGCCGGACGCACCTTTTTGCGACAAGGTATAGCCCAAGGCAATCACCATGGCCCGCACCTGTAACGCGTTGCGCATGGTGGTTTTCTGATAGTCCAGCGTCTGCAGAATATCGGCGATCAGCCTCGCCTCGCCCGGGTGGTTGTCGTGCAAGTCGGCCAAGCGCTGCTTGAGCACATTGGCTTCAACCTCGGG